GACCACGCGCCCACCGCCGAGAACCCGTATGGCTTCAGCGTCGAATTGCTGAACCCTGAGCGGCTTGAGCATCAGTATTTCGACCAGCGCCCGAACGGCAATCACGTCATCCTCGGTGTCGAGATCGACCGCCGCGGGCGCCCGGTCGCCTACTACCTGCGCCGCGACAAGGTAGTCGCCTATCCGACCGGCGAAAACCTCGAGCGCGTGCCAGCCGAAGACCTGATCCACTTCTTCGTCGCCGACCGGCCCGAGCAGGTGCGTGGCGTGACATGGATGGCCAGCGCGATGCTCACCATGCACATGCTGGACGCCTACCAGGACGCCGCCGTGACGGCAGCCCGATGGGGCGCCTCGAAGATGGGCTTTTTCACCAACCCGGAAGGCAGCCCGGTGGCGGGCGCAAACGCCAAAGAGGATGGCGAGTTCATCACCGAGGTCGAGCCGGGGGTTCTGGAAGTGCTGCCCGAGGGCTGGAACTTTAGCCAGTTCGATCCGAAGTACCCGCACGAAGCCTACAACGACTTCGTGAAGGTGATGAACCGCGACGGCGCGATGGGCCTCGGCGTGTCCTACCACGGGCTGACTGGCGATCTGAGCGAGGCCAATTACGGCTCGATGCGCGGCGGCGCACTGGAAGAGCGAGAGGGCTGGATGGTCAAGCAGGACACGATGGCCGACACCGTGATGGCCCGCGTTTACGTGCGTTGGCTGAATGCCGCCGCGTTGCACGGCGCACTGGGCCTCGCCATGCCGCAAGACGAGATCGTCGGGCGCTACTCGGCGCATTTGTGGCAAGGGCGCAGATGGCCATGGGTCGATCCCAAGAAAGACATCGAAACCGCAATCCTGGCTATCGGCGCGAAGCTGCGCAGCCCGCAGATGGTCGCGGCCGAACTGGGCGTGGATATCGAGGACGTGCTCGACCAGCTCGTGGACTTCAACGACATGCTGAAAGCGAAAGGGCTGGACACGGCAATGCCAGACGTGAAAGGCGCCAGCAAAGAGGTGAGCGATGCCATCGAGGAAGATTGAATCCGGCCTGCTGCAGCGCACCTTCGCGCTGGATAGCCGCGACGTGGACACCGAAAGCCGCAGCGTCGAACTTGCGTTTTCCAGCGAGACGCGCGACGTGGAGCGATGGTTCGGCACCGAGATTCTGGACCACTCGCCGAGCGCAATTCGGCTTGGGCGCCTGCAGAACGGCGGGCCACTGCTGCTGGATCACGATCACCGCGACCTGGTGGGCGTGGTCGAGGGCGTGCAGATCGGCGCCGACCGCATGGGCCGCGCCAAGGTGCGCTTCGGCAACAGCGCGCGCGCCGATGAAGTATTCAAGGATGTGCAGGACGGCATTCGTCGGCACGTCAGCGTGGGCTACCGCGTCCACAAAATGATCCTTGAGAGCCGTTCCGACGACGGCGACGAGGCGTACCGGGTAACCGACTGGGAACCCTACGAGATCAGCCTGGTATCCGTCCCGGCTGATCCCAACGTCGGAATCGGCCGCGCGGCCGGTGAAACCTTCCAAATCCAAGTAGAGGAATGCGAAATGACGAAATCTGTCGAGCAATCCGGCGCGCCCGAGGAAACCCGTGCAGCCGAAAAAGTGAACGTCGAAGCGATCCAGAACGAAGTCCGCGAGCGCGAGATCGCCCGCATGAAGGAACTGGATAGCATTGGTCAGCGTTTCGCGCGCTTTGGTGGTGCCGAACTGGCCCGCAAGCACATCACCGAGGGCAAGACCGCCGAGGATCTGCGTGCCGCGATCCTGGAGCGTCTGCCGAAGGGCGAGGATGTCGGCAGTGGCAGCGCCGCCCCGGCGAGCAAACTGGACCTTTCCACCAAGGAGGTGCAGCGGTACTCGCTGATGAAGGCGATTCGCGCTGCTGACCGGATGGACTGGAAGGGCGCCGAGTTTGAACTGGAGTGCTCGCAGCAGATCGCCGAGGATCTGGGCAAGGAAGCGCGCGGATTCTACGTTCCGCTCGATATCCAGCAGCGTTCCTCGTCCGATTTCACGATGACCAAGACCACCACCGACGAACTGGTGGGCACCGATCATCTGGCTGGATCGTTCATCGAATACCTGCGCCCGAACAGCGTCGTGATGAGCCTTGGCGCAACCACGCTCACTGGCCTGGTTGGCGACGTGGACATCCCGGCGCAGGCAGGTACCGCGACCTTCTACTGGCTTGACGACGACGGCGACGTGACCGATTCGCAGGTGGACATGCGTACCGTGTCGCTGAAGCCGACCACCGTGGCCGGCAGCGTCCCGATGTCCCGCCGCCTGCTCAAGCAGTCCGCGCCCAGCGTCGAGATGCTGATCCAGCGCGATCTGGCCGTGGGCGCCGGTTTGGCGATCGACCTCGCCGCGATTCAAGGCAGCGGCTCCAGTAATCAGCCGCGCGGCATCGTCAATACCACTGGCGTCAAGACGCAATCGGTGGCCGCTACCTCCGGTGTTCCGACCTGGACCGAGGCGGTTGGCTTTGAGTCCGAAATTGCCGGCGCACACGCGCTGATGGGCAGCCTCGCCTACGTCACCACCTCGCCGATCATCGGCGGGCTGAAGACCACCAGCAAGGACACCGGCTCTGGCCTGTTCCTGATGGAAGGCGGCAGTATGAACGGTTACCGCGTCGTGCGCCGGGACGGCATTACTGCCAAGCGCATCGTGTTCGGGAACTGGTCCGACGTGCTGATCGGCATGTGGGGCGTGCTGGACGTGATGCCCGACCGCGCTGCCAAGGCGGCTTCCGGCGGTCTGGTGCTGCGGGTGTTCCAGGATGTCGATGTGGCCGTGCGCCACGCCGAGTCGTTCTGCATCAACGGCTGATGAGGATGGCCCGCCTTCGGGCGGGCCGCTTCTAAACGCATGAAAATCGAGATGAAAGAGAACGTGGTGATCGGTGGGTGGCCTGGCCTTAGAGGCCAGGTGCTCACCGCTGGCCGCGAGATTTCCGAATCCGACGCGCACCTCGCCATCCGGCGCGGGTGGGCGGAGGAACTGGGCGAAAAAAAGCCCGAAGCCCCGCGCAAGGCCGCGGGATCGAAAAGAAGTGGCCGGGGTACGAAGTCGTCGTCCTCGCCAGCGGCCCCAGCCTGACGGCTGAGGATGTGGAAACCGTGCGCCAGTGGCGCAAAGCATCGGAGAGGAGGCGCGTGATGGTCACGAACACCACGTATCAAGCCGCACCCTGGGCCGATGTGCTTGTGTTCCATGACAAGAAGTGGTGGAAGAAGTGGCGCCGCGACGTGCAGGCGAAATTCGGCGGCCAGAAGATCAGTCGCGCCGCCGTTTACGACAAGGGCGTGCGTTCACTGTGTCATGTTCCCGGCTATGGCAACTCGGGCGGCTTCGCGGCTGCGCTGGCGTTGCTGGCTGGCGTGGCGCGGATCGTGTACCTGGGCCTCGACTGCAAGCCCGCGGCCGATGGCCGCCGTCACTGGCACGGCGCGCACCCGCAGGGGCTGGGCGATGCGATGAGCATGGACGCCTGGCCGGATGAGCTGGCGAAGCTCGCCGAGCACGCGGCCGCGGATGGCGTCGAGATCATCAACAGCAGCCGCGACACCGCGCTGACCTGCTTCCCGCGCGTGCCGCTCGAGGAGGCGCTCGCGTGAGTTTCCTGCGCGAACACTACCTCGCCAAACTGATCCGCGACCACGGTCTGCTGCGGGTCGCCGAGTTGGGCATCTGGAAAGGCCGCACCTTCCTGCACCTACTCGCGCACACCGAGGCCACCGTGATCGGCGTCGATGCCTGGCGGCATCGGCCCGAGAACGACGGCGTTCCCGGAGGCGAAACCTACGCAACCTGGGACATGGACGCCTACGAGGCCAATGTGCGCCGCCGATCTGCCGCGTATGGCGAACGCGCGCAGATCCTGAAGATGGAAACGCACGAGGCCGCGCACCAGGTCGCGGACGGCTCGCTGGATCTGGTGTTCATCGACGCCGATCACTCCGAGATTGGCGTGCGCCGCGACATCGCCGACTGGTCGCCGAAGGTGCGTGCCGGCGGCTGGGTCACCGGCCACGACATCGACTGGCCGACCGTGCGCCGGGTGGTCGAGGACTGCTTTGGCGCCTACCAGGTCGGCCCGGACAACGTGTGGGCGGTGCGGACATGACGCGCGAAGAGATCCAGTGCTTCTGGCCGCTCACCGGCACCGCGGGGCGCAAGGCATGGTGGATCGCATGAAAACCGTCTGCGTCCTCAAGTCTGGAGGCAAGTACACGGCAGAGCATGTGCGCTGGCTGTTCGCGCAGCGCCCTGGCATCTGGCTCTGGTGCT